AGACCGCTAGTTCTTATATTTCTAGTTGTATCAACAGTGTTAATGATATTTATTGACGCTGGTGCTATATCATTTAATGTAGAAGCTAAGTGGACCGACTTATTGCAATTAGTATTAATAACAGTTATCGGTGCTTACTTCGGTGGTAGATCGATAGAAAAAACAAAAAAGTAATTAAATTTTATTATGGCAACTAAAAAAGAAAAAGTGATTGACTTAAAACCAAAAGCAGAAAAAGTAACTAAAGAAGAGTTTAGAAACTTACAAGCTGTTGTAGACCAAAACAACAACATAACGTTTAGGTTAGGACAATTAGAAATTGAAAAGCATGAATTAGTACATAGACATGCAGACGTTAGAAGGAGAATAATTGAGTCTCAGAAAGAGTTAGTCGAGAAGTATGGTACTGCTAATGTTGACTTAGAAACTGGTGTTATTAATTACCCTAAAGAAGAGGAGGATAATGATGGAGAGTCACGTAATTAGAAAAATAACTATTGGCAAAGACTATAAAAACGATGCCATGCACTACTCAGTTGGGCAAGACGTTTATGGTGGTCATACTATTTGTGATATACTAGAAGAAGAAACTAAGTATTCTGTATATATTAGAAAGAAAGACGTAGTCATACCGTGGAAAGATTTTAATAAGAACATGGCTATATCAGTAGAGTATGACTTGAAGTACTAATGAGACCAGTATATGATTTTATAGTAAAACCAAGTGGTGACAGGTACAATAATTCTATAGAAGTAGGTGATAAAAAATTAATATTAAACACGGAAATATTTAATCATCAGTATGTTAATCGCGAGGGTATTATTTATAATACTCCTATTTGTAATCCTAATGGGTTACGAGCAGGAGAAAGAGTATTAGTTCATCACAATGTATTTAGACGTTGGCACAACGTTAAAGGTGTTGAAAAAAACAGTAGAAGCTTCTTAAGTGAAAATGAATACATAATCTCTGAAGATCAGATTTTTATGTATAAACGAGATGAAGTATGGAATTCTATGCCTGGTTACACGTTTGTTAAACCTATAAAGAGTAAAGACAAGTATAGTACAGCGCCTGAACAACCGTTAATCGGAGTCGTTAAATATTCTGACGGCACTTTTCTACCAACTCAATTAGTAGGCTTTAGACCTAATAGTGAGTATGAGTTTTCAGTAGATGGGCAGAGATTATACAGAGTCATGAACAATTTTATTACAATTGAATATGAATACAAAGGAGACGAAGAGGAATATAATCCAGGCTGGGCGGAGAGCTGTGGAAGAGCTAATTAAAGTAGCTGAAGAACCTATTGTAGATTCTGACGATGACATATCAGCAGATAGACTTAAGAACGCTGCTGCAACTAAAAAGCTAGCTATATTCGATGCTTTCGAGATATTGAATAGAATAGAAGATGAAGAGAGAGTTTTGAATGATCTAGATAAACCTAAAGAAAGCAAACCTAAATTTCAAGGTTTCGCTGAAGGAAGAAGTAAGTAATGTATAAGCAATCATTATATAAAGTTATAGAACCAATAAAACTTACTACTATTAAAAGACTTAATAAAGGTAAGAAGTGGGAGTATGGTTATGATAAAGAAAGCGACGTAATAGTCATATCTAAATCTGGTCAGATAGGTGAAATACTTGAAATACAAGGTTTAAAAATAGCTTTACCAAAAGTACCTAAAGAAGTCTTTAGTTGTTCGAAGAAGAAAGAAGAACAAAAATGGAATAGATTTGAAACTAATAAAGCTTTTAGTAAGATAAAGACTAGGTTCGATTGGGACGATTATCCTAAAGAGTTTAAAGAACTACATTACTCATACATAGATCAAGAGTTTAATAGAAGAGAGAACGGTTTTTGGTTTATGAATAATGGTGTACCAACATATTTACCAGGTAGCTACTATATGTATTTACAGTGGAGTAAGATTGACGTTGGTTCTCCTGATTTTAGAGAGGCTAATAGATTATTCTTTTTATTTTGGGAGGCCTGTAAAGCTGATAGAAGATGCTATGGCATGTGTTACTTAAAGAATAGACGTTCCGGGTTTTCTTTTATGAGTTCAGCCGAAACGGTTAACTTAGCTACTCTAGCAAGTGATAGTAGATTTGGTGTGCTATCTAAAAGTGGTGGTGATGCGAAGAAAATGTTTACAGATAAAATAGTACCTATAAGTCTAAATTATCCATTCTTCTTTAAACCAATACAAGATGGTATGGATCGACCAAAGTCAGAATTAGCATATCGTATACCTGCTAAAAAGTTTACTCGTAGAAAGATGGGTGTTCATGAAGAGCAAGATGATATGGAAGGTCTAGATACTACTATAGACTGGAAGAATACTGGTGACAACAGTTATGATGGTGAAAAGCTTTCTCTACTAGTCCACGATGAAAGTGGTAAATGGGAGAGACCTGATAACATATTAAATAATTGGCGAGTTACTAAAACTTGTTTAAGACTTGGTGGTAGGATAGTAGGTAAGTGCATGATGGGATCAACATCGAACGCTCTAGATAAAGGTGGTGATAATTTTAAAAAACTATATGAAGACTCTAACGTTACAAGAAGAAATAGAAACGGCCAGACTAAATCTGGCTTATATTCTTTGTTTGTCCCAATGGAGTGGAACTATGAAGGATTTATTGATGAGTTCGGACTTCCAGTATTTGATACACCAAGTGATGACAGGAGAGGACCTCATGGTGAACTAATAGATATAGGTGTTGTAGATTATTGGGAGAACGAGGTTGATGGATTAAAAGATGACCAAGATGCTTTAAATGAATTCTATAGGCAATTTCCTAGATCAGAGGAGCATGCGTTTAGAGACGAGACGAAGAACTCACTATTTAATCTTATCAAAATATACGAACAGATTGATTACAACGAAGGTAATAGAAACTCATCTGTATTAACCACCGGTAATTTTCAATGGGTCAACGGGGTTAAAGATACTAAAGTAGTATTTAATCCAGATCCTAATGGTAGATTTAAAGTGAGTTGGGTTCCTGGAAAGAATTTACAAAATAATGTAATATTAAAAAATGGAATTAAGTATCCTGGAAATGAACATATTGGTGCGTTCGGCTGCGATAGTTACGACATTAGTGGCACTGTTGATGGTAAAGGCTCTAAAGGAGCGTTACATGGACTAACGAAGTTTAGTATGGAAGATGCTCCAGCTAATACTTTTTTCTTAGAGTATTTAGCTAGACCACAGACTGCAGATATATTCTTTGAAGATGTGTTGATGGCTTTAGTTTTTTACGGCATGCCGATACTAGCAGAGAACAATAAACCAAGATTACTTTATTATCTACGTAGAAGAGGTTATAGGAGTTTCAGTATGAATAGACCTGATAAGATATGGAATAAATTATCAACTGCAGAAAAAGAAGTTGGTGGTATGCCTAACTCAAGCGAAGACATAAAGCAAGCTCATGCAGCGGCTATAGAAATGTATATAAATGATCACGTCGGTTTACTTGATGATGGTACTTACGGTACAATGTATTTCAATGAGACACTTAATGATTGGAGTAAATTTAATATAAATAAAAGAACTAAGCACGATGCTGCTATAAGTTCAGGTTTAGCCGTTATGGCTTGTAACCGACATATGTATAGACCAAACCCAGAAGCTAAGAAGCAACCACTAGGTATTACAATATCTAAGTACTCTAACACCGGATTTAACTCAACAATAATAAAAAAATAGATTATGGCAGAGTCTGCGATGAATTATTTTCCTTCTCAAGCAGTTAGCGATTTAGAGAAGATGACATATGAATATGGTTTAAAGGTCGCAAGAGCTATAGAGCAAGAATGGTTTAGTGAGACTCATGATAAATATTATAATAATAGAAACAACTTTCATAAGCTAAGGTTATACGCAAGAGGTGAACAGCCTATACAAAAATATAAAAACGAGCTTTCTATAAATGGTGACTTAAGCTACTTAAACCTAGACTGGAAACCAGTACCTATTGTACCTAAGTTTGTTGATATTGTAGTTAACGGTATGGCTCAAAGATCTTACGAAGTAAAAGCATACTCTCAAGACTCGTATGGTGTTAGTAAAAGAACTGAGTATATGGAGTCTATGCTTAAGGATATAAGAAGTAAAGAGTATAACGACTTAGTTAAGCAAAACTTAAACGTAGATCTTTACGAAAATCCAAAAGAAAAATTACCAGATACAGAGGAAGAGTTAGCGTTGCACATGCAGCTAGACTACAAGCAAGCTGTAGAGTTAGCTGAAGAGCAGGCTATAAATGTTTTAATGGATGGAAGTAAGTTTGATCTAACTAAGAGAAGATGCTTGTATGATTTAACTACTATAGGTATCGGTGCTACTAAAACTACATTTGACTTTAGCGATGGCGCTAAGGTTGAATACGTTGATCCAGCTAACTTGGTTTATTCTTATACAGATTCACCATACTTCGATGATATATATTATGTAGGTGAAGTTAAAGAAGTTCCTATAAATGAATTGGTAAAACAATTTCCTGGGTTAACCGAAGATGATATTAAAGATATAGTTGAAGGACCTAGAAGTTCTATGAAGAGTTATCAAAGTAATAGACATTATAATAATAGAGATAATAACAAAGTAGATGTATTGTATTTTAATTACAAGACACATAAAAATAACACATACAAGTTAAAAGAATTAAGTACTGGCGCCGATAAAGTTATAGAGAAAGATGATACTTTCAATCCACCTACAGATATGGAAGGTAACTTTTCTAAATTAGAAAGGGTGATGGAGTGCATGTATGAAGGTGTTATGATACTAGGTACAGATAAGTTACTTAAGTGGGAGATGGCTAAGAACATGCTACGTAATAAATCTAATTTTGATAAAGTTAAGATGAACTACAGCATTGTAGCTCCAAGAATGTATGAAGGTAGAATAGAATCCATAGTAGGTAGAATAACAGGTTTTGCTGATATGATACAACTAACTCATTTGAAGATGCAGCAAGTTATGGCTCGCATGGTTCCAGATGGTGTATACTTAGATGCAGACGGTTTAGCTGAAATAGATCTAGGTAATGGTACTAATTATAATCCTCAAGAAGCTTTAAATATGTTTTTCCAAACTGGTTCGGTTATTGGTAGATCATTCACTTCTGAAGGAGATCAAAATCCTGGTAAAGTACCTATACAACAAATACAGAATGGATCTGGTGGTAACAAGATGCAAGCTTTAATACAGACTTATAATTATTACCTTCAAATGATTCGTGACGTCACCGGTTTAAATGAAGCTAGAGACGCATCAACACCAGACAAGAATGCTCTAGTTGGTATACAAAAGCTTGCAGCCGCAAACTCTAACACAGCCACTAGACATATACTACAATCAATGTTGCTACTAGCTTCTGAAACAGCTGAAGCTTTATCACTTAGAATATCCGACATCATAGAGTATTCTCCAACACGTGAAGCATTTATACATTCAATAGGTGCACACAATGTAGCTACGCTAGAAGAAATGTCAGATTTACACTTGTACGATTTCGGTATATTCATAGAGTTGATGCCTGATGATGAAGAAAAGCAAATGCTAGAAAACAATATTCAAATGGCTTTAGCACAAAAGTTAATAGACTTAGATGATGCTATAGATTTACGCGACATAAGAAACGTTAAACTAGCAAATCAACTTCTTAAAATAAAAAGAAGAAAGAAGGTGGAGAGAGATCAAGCCATTCAACAGCAGAATATCCAAGCACAATCTCAAGCAAATGCTCAAGCTCAGCAAGTAGCAGCTCAAGCTGAAATACAAAAGAATCAAGCTAAGGCTCAAATAGACATGCAACTTGAACAACAGAAGAATGATCTAAAACTAGAGTACTTACAAAAAGAAGCTGCTGTCAAGAAAGAATTAATGAACCACGAGATGTTTATTAATATGGAGCTTAATGGTATGCAGGATAAAGCTTTAGAAAAAAGAGAAGAGAAAAAAGACAATAGAGCTGACGCTAGAGAAGCAAGAAAAAGTGGTGAATCCGTTAAAAAGTTTGAGTCATCAGGTAATGATGTAGTAGGAGGTGGACTCGGTTTAGAGCGGTTCGAACCCAGATAGTTAATTATATAATATTTTATTATGGCAGAAGAAATTAAAGAAGAAGTAACTGAAAAGATTACTGTGAACCAGGGTGATCCTGGTGATGAACAAGTAGAAAAAGTAGATCTAAGTAAATTTGAAAGTGCTGATGATGATAGCGTCATCAAGGTAGATCTAAGTAAACCCCCAACCAATGAAACTAAAGAAACAGAAGCTGACACAACAGGAGTGGTGGGAAGCAATGAAAACACCGACACCGCAGAGAAACAAGAAGAAGTACAGCCGGAAGGAAAAGTACAAGAAACAGAAACACCAGTACTAGAAGAAGTAACTGACGAAGAAGTTGAAGCTGTAGAAGAAGAGGTTACCGAGGCTATAGCGGAAGCAGAAGCTACTGGAAAACCTTTACCAGAGAATATTCAGAAGTTAGTTGATTTCATGGAGGATACTGGTGGAGATATAAACGATTACGTAAGTTTAAATAGAGATCTAACAAAGTTAGATGACTCTGAAATACTAGATGAGTATTATAGAAAAACTAAATCTCATTTATCAGCGTCCGAAAGAAACTTTTTATTAGAAGATAAATTTGGTTTTGATGAGGACGTAGATGATGAACGTACAATAAAATCAAAAAAGATTGCCTTAAAAGAGCAAGTTGCTGAGGCGAAGTCCTACTTAGACGGGCAAAAGTCTAAATATTACGAAGAGATTAAAGCCGGAAGTAAGCTCACAAGTGAGCAACAGAAAGCGGTTGATTTCTTCAATAGATACAATAAAGAATCTGAAGAGACTAAAAGACTTACAGACTCTAACAAAAAAGTTTTTCAACAAAAAACTGATAATCTATTTAACGACAAGTTCAAAGGTTTTGAATATAACGTCGGAGATAAGAAGTACAGGTTTAATGTTAAGAACGCAGAAGATGTTAAACAAACTCAAAGTGATCTGAATAATTTTGCAAAAAAGTTTTTGGACAAAAACAATCAGATGAAAGATGCAGCGGGTTATCACAAGTCTTTATATACAGCAATGAATGCTGATGCTGTTGCTCAACATTTTTATGAGCAAGGAAAAGCAGATGCTATCAAGGATACTGTAGCTAAAGGTAAGAACATCGATGTTAATCCTAGAGGTACTCATGGAAGTGAACAGACTAGTGGTATGAAAGTTAGAGTGTTAGGTGAAGACTCAAATGATTTCAAATTCAAGATTAGGAAAAAGAAATAATTAAACTTTAAATTAAAAAATTATGGCAATTACTACCCCTTCAGGGAATGGTGTATTCACACCAACGCCGAGTAAAGCTACTGTAGCTAGTGCGTATATTGATTTCACTGCAACTGCTACAGCTGGTTGGGCTCAACAATATTTACCAGACCTAATGGAGAAAGAGGCTGAGGTTTTTGGAAACAGAAGCATATCAGGTTTCTTAGCTCAAGTAGGTGCTGAAGAAGCGATGTCATCTGACCAGGTTGTTTGGGCAGAACAAGGTCGTTTACATTTATCTTATACTGTTACTACTGCTGGTACTGGTACAACTTTCGATGTTACTCACGATGCTAACGGTACCGCTATAGCAACTGCTGCTGGTTATCCTGCTGCAGCTCCTCTTGGTCACGGTATTAGACAAGGTGATATGATTTTATTAGCTGACGCTAACACTACTATTAAAGCTTACGTTTCTTCAGTTGATGCTGATGGTACAGTTAACTACCAACCTTATGGCGCTAACCATGGTAACACTGCTGGTATTGCAGATGCTACTGGAGTTAAGTGTTTAGTGTTTGGTTCTGAGTATGCTAAAGGTGATAGTGGTAGACAAAATGGTAACTCGCCGGAACACAAGTCATACACTAACAAGCCTATCATACTAAAAGATATGTTTGAAGTTTCAGGTTCTGACGCTTCTGCTATCGGTTGGGTTGAAGTTTCTGGTGAAGACGGTCAGAATGGTTACTTATGGTACTTGAAAGCTGAGGGTGATACTAGAGTTCGTTTTGGTGATTACTGTGAAATGGCAATGATTGAATCAGAAAAAGCTGCTGGCGATGGACTTACAGACTTAGCTGCTTTATCTCCAAACGGAGGTGCTATAACTGGATCAGAAGGTTTGTTTGCCGCTATCGAAGATAGAGGTAATACTGCTACTGGTATTACTGGTGTTAATGCTGCTACTGATTTAGCTGAGTTTGATGCTATCTTAGCTGAGTTTGATAGACAAGGAGCTATTGAAGAAAACATGATGTTTGTAAATAGAGCTACTGCACTTGCTATTGATGACATGTTAGCTTCTATGAATTCTTACGGAGCTGGTGGTACTTCTTACGGAGTATTTGACAACGACGAAGATATGGCTTTAAACTTAGGTTTCTCTGGTTTCAGAAGAGGTTCTTATGACTTCTACAAATCTGACTGGAAATATCTAAACGATTCTTCTACTAGAGGTTTAATAAATGATGTGAACACTGTAGGTGCTATTCGCGGAGTTGTTATACCAGCTGGTGTGTCTTCTGTTTATGATCAAAACTTAGGTAAAAACATGAAACGTCCTTTCTTACACGTAAGATATAGAGCGTCTCAAACTGAGTCTCGTAAAATGAAAACTTGGGTTACTGGTTCTGTTGGAGCTGCAACATCTGATTTAGATGCAATGAATGTTCATTACTTATCTGAAAGATGTTTAGTTGTACAAGGTGCTAGAAACTTTATGTTATTAAACTAGTGTAAGGTTGGGGCTTCGGCCCCACCTTATTTTTTTAATTTTTATTATATTATATTATGGCTAAAAAGAAAACAAAATCCGCAGTAGAAGAAACTGTGGTGAATGAACAGGTTGTTGAAGTAAAAGAACAACCTATAACTAAAACTCCAATTAAACCTAGAGGTAAGGTACATAAAAAGCTAGATGATGGTTGGGAAGTTAAAGATAGAGTATACGTTTTAACTAGCGGTAAAACACCTTTGAGTTCTCAAATAAAAGCAGCGGACATTTACTACTTTGATGAAAAGTTAGGTCATGAAAGAGAGTTGAAGTACACTAAAAATCAAACAAGTTGTTTTGTTGATGAAATGAAAGGTGATCAAAGACTGGAGCATATAGTATTTAGAAATGGTACACTTGCTGTTCCTAAAAACAAAACTGTTCTTCAAAGATTACTATCGATTTACCATCCGCACAGAAACAAAGTATATAGAGAGGTTAACGAAGTAGCAAAAGCTCAAAGCCAGTTAGATGTTATGGAGTTAGAAATCGAAGCTCTTATGGCTGCTCAAGGTTTAGATATTGACATGGCAGAAGCCGTACTACGAGTTGAGGTTGGATCTAGAGTATCAGAGATGAGTTCTAAAGAACTTAAAAGAGATTTATTATTATACGCTAAAAGAAATCCTGAACTGTTCTTAGAGTTAGTCAATGACGATAACGTACAACTAAGGAACTTTGGTATTAAAGCAACTGAACTAAACATTATAAAGTTATCATCAGATCAAAGACACTTTATGTGGGGATCTAACGGTAGAAAACTTATGACAGTTCCGTTTGATGAACACCCTTACTCCGCGCTTGCACAGTGGTTTAAAACTGATGAAGGTATGGAAGTATATACTAATATAGAGAAGCGGTTATCATAACCGTTTTCTCTTAATTATTAATTATTAGATAAAAATAAAATGGCATATAAAAATTATTTATACTTCGCGGAAGATGATGTTGAAACAGTTCAAGATGCGATGCTGTTACCATCGGGTTCTTATAGAGGATGCGATGCTGTTTCAGGAGGCGTGCAATTAATGTTTGAATCTGTTAGCGCGGAGCCTACTAGAGATATTATCAAGTTGCATTGCACTAATGGTAATCAAAAAGCAGTTTTAAAGGGTTTTGTATCTTTGCTAAACGCTACCTCAGGAGGTATGATTGTGGTAGCTGACTTTAATGTGGCTAACGGTCAACAAGCCGTTGGAGGTCATCCAATTTTCAACGGTCTTGTTACTGACTGTACAGTAGAATAGTTTAATTAAAAACTTTATAAATTATTAAAATGGAAAATTATTTATACTTTGCAACTGGTGATGGAGCAGATGGTGCCAATGAGATTGGTATGTATCCAGCTTCTAACTTTTATGGTGTAGAACCTAAAGATGCTGACAAAACTTATATCTGGTTTAAATCACCAATTAATAACACTGAGACGGCGAATATGACAATTCCTGGAGCTAGATTGGTGGGAGATGGGAGTGACTTGTCTCTCGGTGGTGGTAGAGGTGATATAGTAATAGTAACTCATGCTGATACTCACGAGACAGCTGGGTCTTACCATAGGTGTAAAATTATAGCTAAAGCCATGGCTGAAATTGCTAACGCTTCACCGACCGGTGAATTAATCAGTGTTATAGATTTAGATAACAATATTATTTCTAAAGGTCTTGCTGAAGTGTCGAAAGATGCTAATTTTGCTTTATCTTTTAGTAAAGACACTTAAAATAATATCACACTAAATAAGCACAAACCCCAACCCTTAATCCTTAATCCTTAATTCAAAACAAATTATTTATTAATTATTAAACAAAAACAAAATGGCACAATTTCCTTATTTGTATTTTCAGACTGGTGCGGATGACGCGGTAGCGATTCCAGTAGCAGCAATTGATGGTATTGACATTGGTAGTACTACATTAACTGTTACAGCTACTCACAACTTTACCCAGTACAAAGCAATTTTAACAGTTACAGCAGCTCAAGAAGAGGCAGCGCTTAAAGCTTTAATCGCTTTAATCAATCAAGGACCGCACTTTGACGGTCTTATAGTTGTAGCTGATGATGCTAATAGCGTATACTTCCATGCGGGAGTAACAGCTTGTGCGGCTTTATCAGCTGATATTACTCATGCTAGTTAATATCACGCTTAACTTAATATTAATAGCCATCCTTTCGGGTGGCTATTTTTTTTACCCTATACTAACTCCTCGCTTTACTATGTAACTATATTATAGTAAAAAAGAATGTTATGGAATCAAAAGGATTAGGAGACTCAATAAGTAAATTCACAAAAGCTACAAAGCTAGACACGTTTGCTGAAGTAGCAGCTAAAGCTGTGGGTGCAAAAGGTTGTGGATGTAATAAAAGGAGAAAATGGTTTAACAAGCATTTCCCTTATAAAGCAAAATAATATGGCTGTAAGTATAGATAACGTCTATCAACGGGTTTTAACTTTAGCTAACAAAGAACAGAGAGGTTATATAACTCCTCAAGAATTTAACTTGTTAGCGTATAAAGCTCAGATGGATATATTTGAATCGTACTTTCATGAGTATGGAACTGAGGTTATTAGACCTGATGTTGATACTCAGATTGTTACTAATGATGATATATTAAAGCAGAAACTACTTATATTTAGAGATTCAGTAGTTTTATCTAAGAACAACCTAATAGATATGCCATCGCTTTCAGGTTTCTCTTATGGCGTAGATAATACAAAGGTATCAGGATATGTAGTACCTAGTAATGTTTATTACTTAGAGACAGTATCAAATTCTCTATTGAGTATAGCTAATGAAGTTGAATACGCAGATTTTTGGAGGATGTTAAGTGTTAGTAAGCTTAGGCCATTTAGCGTATTAAAACCCGTTTACTGTAGAGGTCCAATACCAGGTTTTAATGTTAGAAGTACTTCTGTTGAAGGTAAGGATAAACCTTCAGTAACTACAAGTACTAGTGTTGATAGTTCTAGCAATTCAAACTTGTTTATATCGCCAGGTCATGGACAAGATTTTGGAGAAGGAATAGTTGCTTCGGATGGTATAGTACTACATTACGTAAGAAAACCTATAAAACCTAATTGGGCTTATATTGTAGTTGCGGATAAACCTCTTTATAATGCTAATTTTGCTGTTAACTTCGAGTTGCATGAATCTGAAGAAAGCACTTTGACTAACAAAATATTAGAGTTAGCTGGCATAGTTATAAACAAACCTGCTTTATCAGAGTTAATACTTAGAAATGAAGGCATGAAAAATGCTGTTAAAAATAAATAAATATGGGTTTATTAGGTCAAACTACTCAAAGCACTTACTACAATGGTACCAATAAAGGAAACTATACTTTTGTCAATTTAAGAGAAATTATAGACACGTTTATGGTTGTATATGTTGGAGAAGGTAAAATACTAAATAAAGTAAATGAAGTAGACGTACAATTCCACGGCATGAGAGCAATACAAGAATTGACTTACGATGTTTTAAAATCTCATAAATCTTTTGAACAAGAAGTACCTGCTACACTTGTTATGCCACTACCTCAAGACTACGTTAATTATACTAAAGTAGTTAGGATAGATTCTAATGGTATTGAAAAACCTATATATCCTACAAGTAAAACTTCTAATCCATTCCCTATAAGTCAAGTCGATGGCGTATATCAATTTGAAGACGATGGCTCTTTATCTAGTAGTGGTAAACTATCAAGCGCAGACTCTTATACATCGACTACTCGCGAAAGATTCAGCAACATACCAACTAACAACATTAATAAAGACTATGATGATGTAGACTCATTAGAGTTAAGTAATAGAGGTAGAAGATATGGGTTAGATCCTCAATACGCTCAGAGTAATGGGACTTTTTATATAGATGAGTCAACTGGCTTCATTCATTTTGGATCTGATTTAGCAGGTGAAATTATTACATTAAAATACATCAGTGATGGTTTAGGTACTACTAGCGAAATGATAGTTCATAAATTTGCTGAAGAAGCTGTATACAAGCATATAATGTATGGATTAATATCTGGTAGAACTGGTATACCAGAATACGTAGTTGCTAGGTATAAAAAAGAGAAGTTTGCTGAATCAAGAAAAGCAAAAATAAGACTTTCAAACATCAAGATAGAGGAGTTTACTCAAGTTTTAAAAGGTTTAAGTAAACCTATTAAGTAGTATTTATGGCAGAAATTAAACATACTTTTCAAAAAGGTAGAATGAATAAAGATCTTGACGAGCGATTAGTTCCTCAAGGTGAGTACAGAGATGCTTTAAACATAGAAGTAGCTACTTCTGATGATGACGATGCTGGTACTGTTCAGAATCTTTATGGTAATATAGAATTAAGTGAGCATTTTAATTCAGATTTAGTAAATCCTACTATTAGTTGGGAAGGTGAAGCTAGTTATTTCGTAGGTAGTATAGCTGACGAACAAGCGAATAGTTCTTACTTCTTTTTGAAATCCCCAGAGTTAGATAGTTTTAGCAGTAGGATTTCTTATAATATAAATAAATCAGAAGAAGATTCAGATCCACAACCAACCTTAAGAACAAATCCTATATCCACTCAAGGTTCAATGTTGTATGATAATTACAATGATGATGGTGGAGCAGTGGAAAGCGATTTATCTATTACTTGCAATTGTTACTGTGCGGGTATTAGCTCAAATAGAATTAAATGTAGTGGAGGAGGTTATGGTATGTACGCAGCTTGGGACTGTGATCTATGTTGTGATAGATTTTGTTCTTATGAGAAAACAGAAAACATAGACGATAAAACTATAAATGATGGTAATGTTACTTATACTATAGAAAGTGTTTCAGTAAATCCATATACCACTAAGAAACAGATAGAAGATTTAAATGCTAATAGATTCGATGAAGAAGGTAATCCTGTAGTAGGAAAAGAATTACTATGTAAATGCACATGTGCTGGACAAGCTTGGCAGAGTAATATTAAATGCACTGGATTGTTAGCAATGGATTGTGTAACTTGTTGTGATGCTTATTGTTCAAATAAAGAAACTGAAGTAGGAGGAGAGATAAATGATAAATACATTTACTCACAGCAGTCAGATGGTAATAGTGGCACTAGTGAAGAAGTGCGTAGAACAAATATAAGTAGTATCACCACTTTAGAGTCATTACAAAAATCTGTAGATGAAGGTGAAATATTAAACGAAACAAAGTATTGGAAAGACATGATTATCAAGTATGATAGTCATGATAATAAAGTTAAACCAGTATTAACAGACATATATAGGATAGAAGTAAGTCTAGAAGACTTTGAACCAGAGGGTGATAAAGATAGCTTAGAGGATCAACCAGGAGGAAATCTAACAAGTTACGATAGGTTAGAAGTAAACTCTAATTTTGTTCAACACATTAGACCTGGTATGTCTATAAGAATACAAAACGTTAGCGGTAACAATTTGATGTTCTCTTATTATGACGGTGAAGATTACCCTTTAAACAATATGAGTAATCAAATTACAATAAGACAAGTTGATGGCAACTTTATTTACTTTGATAGAATGGTTATTGGTAGTTTATCTAGCGCTTTCAAGATAACTTTGCAGGCAGATAAGGTCTTGAACTTTAATGGAGACTATATAACTGGTATAAATATAATAAATGATTTACTATTCTGGACAGATAATTCTTCAGAACCTAAGAAAATTAATCTAACTAGATGTGCTGGTGGTAAAAATTCACCTTATACTCCTTCATTTAATGTGCACTCTAAACTATTATTAAACGATCCTAATAATAGTGTTATTGGATCTTTAGGATTACTTGATAATATAGACATTGGTTCTGATTCTTCATTAAAAGAAGAACACATAACTGTTATTAGAAAATCACCTAAGACTGCACCTGTCATAGATATGACTGTTAGGTCAGATGGCTTTAAAGATATAGCTTATACAGCTACTTGCACTTTTAACTTTATTGATCCTTCGACAAGCAACTTATACTTGCTAGATAACCTTGTAGAATTAACAGATTCTGACAATAATTCAGCTATACTATCCGGTAAGAAATTTAAACAAAGCGATGTTTTAGAATTTATTTCTATAAGTGATAGTTCTTTAAGAGTCGTAGCTAGCGTGCAAAACCCTAGTGTTCCTAGAGTTAGAATTAAAGAAATAGATCCATTAATATCTTCTTCTGATACTTCTTGGAACGTAAAAGTTGTAGAAAAAAACCCTTTATTTGAAACTAAATTCGGTAGGTTTGCTTACAGGTACAAGTATCAAGATGGAGAATATTCTACATTTTCACCTTTCTCTGAGCTAGCATTTATACCAGGAAAGTTTGATTATATACCTAAAAAGGGTTATAACCTTGGTATGCTTAATAACATAAGATCATTAAAAATAAAAGATTTTATTGTAGATGATTTTCAAAGACCAGATGATGTAGTCGAGGTTGATATATTATTTAAAGATACAACGTCACCCAACGTTTATGTAGTTAAATCTATAAAAAGAGGTTTCGATCCTGAGTGGAATGAGTCTACTTCTGGTAAATTAAACTCTGGTATTATAGACATAAACACAGAGATGATACATAGAACATTACCTTCTTCTCAAATATTAAGGTCTTGGGACAATGTACCGTTAAGAGCCCTAGCTCAAGAAGTTACAGGTAATAGAATTGTATACGGTAATTACACACAAAACTATAACTTACAAAATCCAGTAGTAGTAGTTCCAAATTTATTAGACGTATCTCATCCTGGTTCTCCAGATAAAGAAACTGTTGAAAGTTATCAAAGTAGATTATTACCTTTTAAGTCTATTAAATCAGATAGAACTTATAAGATAGGTGTAGTTTTTGGAGATGAATATGGTAGGGAAACACCAGTAACAGGTATTGGTGGTATATACAGTGCTAACTTAAATGTTCCTTCTGGATTTGTTCCTCAACAAACTATCATACCTGATAGTGTGAGTGTTCCTAAAGAAAATGCTGGCAAAATAAATAAGTTAGTTGCGTCTCTTGAATGGGGTAAATATAGCATACCAGATTGGGCTGATTATTACAAGTATTACGTTAAAGAAACAAGTAACGAATATTACAATCTAGTAATGGATCGTTGGTACGAAGCTGAAGATGGTAATATATGGATTTCTTTTCAGTCTGCAGATAGAAATAAGCTAGATGAAGAATCGTATATAGTATTAAAAAATCAGCATGGTAATGAAAACCCTGTAAAAGATAATGCTAGATATAAAATACTTGCTATTAAAAATGAAGCTCCTAGCTTTATAAAAACAGTAGACAAAGTATTAAGTGAATTTGATATTATAGACGAAAACCTAGCAACAACTCAAGTTATAGATCTTAACGAAACTGAATTTAATAATTCAGGTTTAGGAGAATATGTGTTTGAAGGTGTTGGCTTTGCTAGAATAGTTGGCGAGCTTAATAACGTAATGCGTAGATCCGATTGGGTTAGAATATCTCATATAAACTCTACTGCTAAAACTATACATTTAGTGGAAACTTTTGACGGTTCAGGAGACATGAACTCTGCTTTAGCATTTGGGGTTTCAGCAGGTGCTGCAGTCAGATTGGAAATAAAAGATTCGGTTGTAGAAAACAAGCCAGAATTTGAGGGTAAGTTTTTTGTAAAAATATTCAACGATGCTGTAGTATCTAACAATATACTAGAAACTTCTTCTAGTGGTTACGCTGTAAGAGCTACGAACACATTGAAATATATTTCTACTAAAGATCTAGATAGTGATGGTAATACAACAAATCCAGCTAGTGACACTGCTAATTATTTAGGTGATTTTGATAATGCGTCAGGTGCTGACCTTATAGATGGTGAAGTTAGTGCTAGCAACTTTTCTGCAACTGACTGGGCTGACACTGAAGTTACAGATGGTAGTAATTTAGCAAAAGTTGATTTTTTCTCTGAAACTGCAAAGTTCTATAAAAACACTATACAAGTAGGTAGTTGGTTTATTGATGAGGCTAGAGTTGCAATAGCAAATGGATCTGATAACACTATAACCAAAGGTCTTCATTCAAATCCAGATTTAGATATTTCTAACATGAACTCCATAACATTATCTGTCTTAAATAATAGTGTAAATGGATATAGTTTTGATCCAGAGAATTGGTTTTATGAAAATCTCCAACAATGCGGGTTCTTTAGATTCAAGGGTGATCCAGGAAATGGCGATGGTGAACCTATTGTGTATAGGATTAGAGCTATTTCCAATACTACAATTTTATCTAATTACCATGCTTCCGATGGTGATACTGCAGGTGGTGACGCGTTATTTGTTAATGATCCTAGGTTTAGAGTTTCTATAACTATTTCTTTTGAACGAGCGGATATTCCTGGCACTGGATTAGACAACAACGTATGGGATCCAAGGAGCTCAGTTAGATGTGATGGTGGTAGCAGTTTACAGATAGAGGTTTTAAAACCTGACTATATAATATCTAATAATCCAGATATACTAACCGGTAATGCTGTGTGGGAGACTGAACCTAAAGAAGACGTAGGTTTAGATTTATATTACGAAGCTACTAGTGCTATACCTATGAGACTAGAGAATAAAAATATTCAATCATTCGCTCCTAATTTGTCAGAGGTTTCTATAAGTAGAACAAACTCTAGCGCTGGTAATAATATATCAGATCATTATGCTTTAACTAATTATGTAAATAGTACTACTGAAAACTATGTTGGTCAGCCAGTAGTTCACTCTGCTACTAGAGATATAGTTAGTGTTAGAGATGCAGAATCTAATGATGTATTTCCATACATGATAGGTGTTGGTAATAAAATAGAGTTCACTCACAGTAATGGTATGTCTGTAGATGCAACTGTGATAAGCCACTGGAGTCCAGTAGAGTCTTTCAATAATGGGTCTACAGTTTCAACTTATAAACCTTCTTCTACTTTTAAAATAGTTTGTAATTTAAACCCTAATAACATTGATGAAAACGGAATTTCGTTTGTTACAACAGGTGCTACAAGTTTTGATAATAACCCTGATTTTAATACTGATAACAATAAGACTTACCAATTAGTAAGTGCTGAAGGTGTAACTTTACCTTCTGACTTCTTGAATGATGTTTTTGTCTATAGAGGTTTAAGTACTGTGAAAGGTATAGACTCTAATGACAACAGAATATACCTACAAAGAGGACCTACAGGTACTGATTATAGTATTCAAGATGATATTCAACCATTCTTTCCAGCAGCATTAAGCGTTGAGCTTACTTTTAAAGAAGTTACTGGTTACTATAGATTAAGTTATGAGACTTACGATAGTGAAGTAGTTTTACCGTGGTTTAATTGTTACTCATTTGGTAATGGATTAGAGTCTGATAGAATAAGAGATGATTTTAACGCTCCGCAAATAGACAATGGAGTTAAAGTGTCTACAGGTTTAGATTCTTACGGAGCTGAAACTAGATCTAGTGGTTTGATATGGTCTGGTATATATAATTCTAACAGCGGTGTTAATAGGTTGAACGAGTTTAATATGTCTCAACCTTCTACTAAAGACTTAAATCCTACCTATGGATCTATACAAGCTTTAAAAAGTAGAGATACAAATTTAGTTAGCTTCTGCGAGGATAAAGTATTAAAAATACTAGCTAATAAAGATGCGTTGTTTAACGCTGATGGTAGTACCAATGTTACAGCTTCTAATGCCGTACTTGGTCAAGCCACTTCTTTCGCTGGCGACTACGGTATATCTAAAAACCCTGAGTCGCTATCTGTTGATGCGTATAGAATGTATTTTACAGATAAACAAAGAGGTAAAGTTCTTAGACTTTCTCAAGATGGTTTAACTCCAATATCAGACGTTGGTATGAGTTATTACTTTAGAAGGAATCTTAAAAAATATAATACACTACTAGGTACTTTTGATGAAGTTAAAGGAGAGTATAATGTAACAATGAAGGATGGTTCTACTGATAGCAGAACTATATCTTTTAATGAAAGCACTAAAGGTTGGGTTAGCTTTAAATCATTTATACCAGACACTGGTTTATCTATAAATGCTAAATATATAACTGGTTCTATTAGTGTAAAAGATAAAAAGTCTGGCACTGGCTTATGGGAGCACCACTATGGTGAACCACAAGGAGATGGTCTTGTTGTTAATGTAAACAATTTTTATGGTGATCAATACTTCTCAACAGTCGATGTACTATTTAATGATCAACCTAGTTTAGTTAAAGGTTTTTCAACCGTAAACTACGAAGGTACTCAAGCTAGAACAGGATTATCAACTCATAATGAAACGTTTTTAGACGTTCAAAGTAGATTTGTTAAGGATACGAGTAAATCTACTTATAACTTAAACGAAAAGAATGGATGGTGGGTAAGTGATTTTACTACAGACTTACAAGAGGCTAGCGTCCAAGAATTTATAGATAAAGAAGGTAAGTGGTTTAGTAGTATAGATGGTGTCTCTACTACATTAAATAATTTAGATACCGCAGAGTTCACTGTTCAAGGTATTGGTTTTGCTGAAAATGTTGATGTTACAGTTCTTGAAGGCTGTGTAGATCCATTGGCTGATAATTTTAATATATTTGCTAATCAAGCATGTTCACATTGCTGTGAGTACAGTATTAAAGGTTGTACTAGTGAAACAGCTATAAACTATAATCCAGAGGCCACAATAGACGACGGGTCATGTATTGAACCATTAGAAGGATGTTTAGATTTTCATGCTTTAAATTATAATCCACTAGCTAATATATCTAATCCTTCTTCATGTATATATCACGAAGGACCTGTACGTGGTTGTACTGATCCTGACGCTATAAACTATAACTCTAGTGCAACTGAAGACGACGGGAGTTGCTATTACAGAGAGGAAGGTTGTACTGATCCTTTGTTTAGTAATTATAATCCACTGGCTAATTTTGATGATGGTAGTTGTGAAAATGGACATATAGAAATACCTGGTTGTACGAACATAGCA